CCCAATAAAATACACCATTTATTACCATCTTTAAATGGTGTAAGCTTAAATGATTCAACATATCTTAAATCATACTTATCTTGCCAATAAATTATTTCTGCATGTGTGTTCATAGGTTATTTGTTTTGGTTATAGGTTTGGTTGTAGTAATCTTCTTCATTTTCAAACTCTGTTCCTAAATGATTTGCACTTGTGAAACCATCAATGTGACCATGTCTATAATCATTCATTATCTGCTCTTTTTCCATTTCTTTAGCTTGTTCATACACACCTGGCATAAACTTACCATCATCTTTTTTATACTGGTCCATTAACCAGTCAATTGCTGTTTTCATATTTTATTTTATTTTTTATTTTCCCAATATAATTTCCTTACTTTGGCTCCCAACTCTTGATCGTTTGGAGTTCCTAAAATTGTGTTATAGTCTACTGCTATAGCACCATGTTCTGTTCCTCTATCATAACATTTAGAACATAGTTGCCCTACCCCTTCAATATAACCTAATCTCATATCAATATGAGTATCTTTATCATAAGCGGTTTCTACACCGCAAATCATACAATGATCTTTTGCCATATTATTGTGCGTTTAATGTTTCAGGTAATTCTAATTTTAAGATAAATTCAGTAAGACCGCTCAAATCATTTGCCGTTCTTATTAATTCTACTCTACCAGCAGATACAATGTCTTGAGCTAGTCTATTTGTTAGTTGTTCGATGATAACACTCATATTAAGCCTTGGGTCGTTTATCATCTCACGAGAAACAGCCATTTTGCATCTAAGAACCATATTATACATTTAATGTTTTATTCCAAGCAGCAATATGTAAACGTGTTAAACCACGGAAACGATATTTTTTAGCCATTTCTAAACAGAATTGAGTACGCTCTTCAAAATTAGCAGCATCATCTAAACCCGGCATACAAACAACATTTTTAAGTGGAATATTAAATGGTACTACGAAATCACGGAATAATTCTTGTACATCTTCTTCTGTACTGATAACAAATTTAAATTGATAGTTTTTATGCTCCATAATACGCATAATAGCAGCAGGAATAATACGTTGCTTCTCAGTCATACCTGAGTTGGCTAATTTAGGTGAGCAGTTAATTTGTTCTAAATGATCAAATAATGGTTGGTCAATTACAACTGTACCATTAGTTTCAATTTCATTATATAAATTGTTTAAACCATAAGGTCCTACAAGTGTTCTCCAGTAATTATGGAAATTAACAATTGCTACTTGATGTCCTTTAATTGTTGGTTCACCACCAGTCCAAATAACGTGAATATCACCTTTTAAGATATCTTCATAAACACCTTCTTCTTTCCAACGATTAATTAAATAATCAAATTCTTTATCCTCACCTCTCCATAACCACTGAGATGTAGAATCACAAGTCCAGGTAGCTTTGCCTTCTTTATGTAAATCACCTTCGAATATCTCACCATCTTCTAGTGTTTGTTCTTTAGCAATCATATTAGTAAATGCACGAGACATACCACAAGTTAGGTTACAAATACCTAAACGTACGAAATATGCAGGAATACCTGATGAAATACCTTCACCCTGTACAGTGTAAAAATCACTACTGATTAGTAGTTTATTTGGATCAATTTTACTCATTTGAATATTGTTTTTATATAGTTAAACATAGAACCTAAATTATGCCACTCCAAAATTACAACAACAATACTTGGGTGTCTTTCTCCGCAAAATCCTAATATGTGTAATATTTCATGCATGTTTTAAAAATTAAAAAACATCCCCCTCATTAATAGCGAGGAGGATGTTAGGTGATGAATTAAGCAAATGCTAATTCACTGTTTTTAGTACGACGACGAGTCAAATTGTACATTGCATTTGCAATATCATTGTTTACTCTACGTCTGTAAGATGTAATGTTAGATAAATGACTAACAGAATATCCTGTTTCTTCTGACAATCTTGTTAAATCACCAATTCTTTGACGGTGAGTGAAGAATGACAATTTTGCTGTGCGGTTTAAATAGTTCGCACGAACGTTAGTTTGATAACTCATAACTATATTTGATTTTTGATTACGCTTTATGTGAATCTAATACTGCTTGTACTGATTCTTTTACTTCTTCCCATTTTACAGTGCGAATACCACCCTCAGGTAATTGTTCACCATACTGTACAGGATCAGGACGACCTAATTTAATAAATGCTTCTACACGTTCTACTGATGCTGCTGATTTGTAATCTGATAACCAGATATCATCTGTTAACCTGATTGGTTTGTAAGATGTGTTTGTACGAGAATAAACTTCATTGAAATCTAATCTTAAGTCAAAACATGCTTTTTCACCATCTTTTAAAATACCAAACTTATCAGTATCAAGGTATGGGGTATAAACAGATACTAATTCTGAATCCCAGTTACCTACTTTAAATGCTTCAAAATCAGCATCGCGGAACTCTTGACGACAATCAGGATAAATAGCATGATCACCTGCATGGATTCCCATTGCAATAGCAACATCTCTTTTTTCTAATTGACCATCACCTAAATCTTTAGTAGCTAATGATAACGCTACTGCTTGGATCAATGATGCGAAAATTTTGTTTCTGTTAGGTACAACTGTTTCTTTCATATTGTCCTGCTCATAATGTCCTTCTGGAACATCTTGTCCTCCCTCTACTAAAGCTGAGTTTAGTAATTGTTGTAAACCATCTAATTTGATAATTTGATGTTTAACTTTAGGATAAATTTCTTCAAATCCATTTGGAGCGTGATCATGATGAAAGAATCTTAATGGGTTTGAATTAATGTACTCAACTAATGCCTTAGCACGTTCTAATTCAATTTTATGTTTTTGACCATAGTCAAAACCTAATGCTGTTACTTCATAGCCATTAGCTAATAGGTGTAACAATAATGAACTACTGTCCATACCACCTGATAACGATAAAACTGCTTGTTTCATTTGTTTATTAATTAAATTTTGAGCGGTATTTTTACGTTTAGCTCTTAATAAACGATTTAAATTTATTTACATTGAATGTAATATCATCAACTTGCCCACTCAAATCATTTTCGAAGTAATGCTCAAGTTTTTCCTTTGGTTTCCACAATAATCCACTATCAGTGTATCGTTGTCCTTCAGCACCAACTAAAATTGGATTAGACGTATCTACCGATTTAATAAATTTCCAATCACTATATGACATAAATTCTTGTGGTAATGAGCATCCTAATAAATGGTGATAATAAGTAGATCTAATTACATTTGACTCTACTAATTTTCTAATAAACTCCATTCTACCATACATCTGGTTTTTCAATGGATTTTCATAACCTAAACTTTGATAAGCAATACTAGAATGATTAAATGCAATATGAGTATAACCTAAATCAACTAATGTTTGGTATGTTGTCATTAACTCACCAAAATCTTTACCTTGCAATACAGCCATTAAATTAACTCCTTCTGGTAAATGTTGCTTATAATTAATTATCCAACTCTTAGCATTTACTAATGTTGTAGTAGCATCATTCCAGGCATCAGGTACAATAAAGATATTAGGTTTAACTAAATTAATTTTTTCAATTAAATCTTCTGTTGTATGGGTTACACCTTCAAATAAACCATTATCCATAATGATAAAACGTTTATCTGAGCTAGATTTCTGAAAAAATGTTTTGTATTGTTCGTATTGATCAATTAAATGAGGTAAACAGTAATCATAATCATTCCACTCATAAGCATATTGCATTAACCCTAAAGGTAATTCATGACTTATTTTCATATCTATGTAATTTTTTCTTTAATGTATCTATTTTAATTTGATAAGCCCACTTTCCTAACCAACTACTAGCTTTTGCTTTTCTCCCTTCCCAATATTTAATACCTTGCTTTGTTTTCTTATTAGCATTGTTAAGTATATCTACATCATAATAACTGTTGTTTTCTAACATAGATTCCTCCCAATGACCTTCAGTATAATGAGGATGTTGTTCAGCATATTCTTCACGAAGTATCTTGCGTCGTGATTTTTCAAATTTTTTATTGTTCATATATGGCAGTATTTTTGTTGTGTTCCATAAACTCCACTCTCACAACACTAACTCTACCACTAGTTTCTTCTTGAACAAATTTATTTAATTTTTCAAAAACATATTTTGCAAACTGTTCTGCACCTACACTTGGAAGTATTCTAAGCTGGATAATGCCTAGGTCATTCATTGTTTTGAATCCACCTAATGCAGGATCATCCTCTGCTACTACTGTTGTATGGTCAAACATATATTCCATCCAGGCTTTAGGATTTTTACCGTCAATAGTGCCATCAGCACGTTTCATACCTCCAAAATCCCAAACCCAATTACGTTCATCTAATTCACCTTCGAACCATACTCTAAATGATACTCCGTATCCATGAAGGAATCTACAATGGGTACCTTCTGCTTTCCACTGACGGAATACTGTACTGAAACCGTCAAACAACTTTGTTGATTGAAACTTTGACATATTAATCTTTTTTTACTGTAACGTTTGATCTAAATAAAATTCCAGCTATTAAATTTAACCCACAGGCCTCCCAGAAACTGATGTATCTTAATCCGAAGATATCTGTTACTAAATGGTTCCATAAGAATTGTAAAGGCAATCCAAATAGCAATGCTGCTAAAACTAATAATCCTATAAGATAAAGCACTTGTTCAATTGGTTTCATATTATTCATTTTCTGTTTCTTCGTTATTTAATTCATTTAATTCTGCTTGATTTACTATTTCCCAACTTTTATCATCATCAATAATATTGTAAACTTGATCCATTATTTCTTCTAACTCTTTAGTTAGTAAGGTAATATCAACATCTTCCTCAGTTAATTTAACTTGGATCTGTTCTGCTTTATTTAATAATTCTATTAAGTTCATTTCTTCTTATTTGGGGTAAATTTAAGTAATTCTTCTGACAAAACCACTTTTCCTTTAGTATTTCTTGGTTCATAGGGACAATGTCTACAGTGATCACCACAGCAACTGCCTCTATTAATGTGGGGGAGCGCAGTGAAAATCACGCGCTCTCCTTCCATATAATAATCAACTCCGTTTACTAATTGTTTAGGCTTCACAAGATACGCATTCTGATAAACGTTGTAAATTGTCTCCTCTTAACACTGATTCAGTACGTAAGTAATACAATGTTTTAATACCTGCTTTATGTGCTTCTTTATGCACTTGAGATATCCATTTTGGGGTATCATTTGGATCAAAACATAAATTTAATGAAATTGCTTGGTCAATGTATTGTTGTCTAATAGCATTTTGTTTTATAATTTCTAACTGATTGATTTCCTTAAATGTTAAGAATATTGATTTTTCCTCATCAGTTAAAATATAACTAGGAACATTAACTACTGAGCCTTGGTCTTTTAAAATCTGATCCCAAACACTATCAATGTTGTATCCTTTTTTCTCTAATAAATCTTCTAATATTTTATTTCGTTTAATGAATACACCTTTTGCTGTTTTAAGGTTATATACATTCGCTGGAATTGGTTCAATCGAAGGTGATACTCCACCTGAGATATGAGCATTTGATACCGTTGGAGCAATTGCTAAATGATGTGAATGTCTTAATCCAGTACCCTTACACCATTCTGGTTCTCCGTATAATTCTGCTTGTTCGCGAGATGCTTTTAATGCTTCTGTTTGAATAAATTCAGATATAACTCTAGTTAAAGCTGATGCTTGAATACTTGCAAATGGTAATCCTTTTGATTGTAATAAGGTATGCCATCCTAAAACACCAATTCCAATTGCTCTACCTTTAGTAGCAGAACGAACTGTGTTTTCCATGAATTTAATATTCTTAGCTCTATCAATGAATTCTTGTAATACACCTTCTAAGAACCAACATGTTACCTCAGGTAATGTCATTCCATTTTCAAACTTATAATCTTTCCATTCATCCCAACGTGCTAAATTTAATGATGATAAACAACAAATAAATGAATGTAATTCGTCTGTGTATAATGAAATCTCACTACAAATGTTTGTCATTGATACATGAAGATTTAACTTCTTATACCCTTCAGGATTAGTCTTATTAACATTATCTTCAAACATGATATAAGGTTCACCAGTTTCAAGACGTGTTTTTAGGATTTCACCCCATAAACGCATAGAACGCTCATCTTTATTTTCTAATTTATCCATAAATGTGTCATCGATAATAACACATTGATGTAAATTCAAACACTGACGGTTAACGTCACCCTTTGGTCTACGGATTTGTAAGAACTCCTCAATATCGGGGTGGTTAATACTTAAGTTAACTGATGCTGCACCTCTTCTAACTGAACCTTGATTTGTAGCAAGGATAGTTGAATCATATATTTTACACCAAGGCACAACACCTTCTGATGTACCATTATCTCTAATGGATTTGCCTCTACCTCTAATGCGAGATACTCCAATACCAACACCACCACCTTGAGATGATAATCTCATCAATTCTGAGTTTGCATCAGCAATACCTTCAATTGAGTCACCAACATCAATTCCAAAACATGAAATTGGCATTCCACGTTCAGTACCTAAGTTTGATAACACAGGTGATGCTAAACACAACCAATTTTTTACTATAGCTTCATAGAATATTGGTTGTAAATCCTTACGTCTTAATCTACGTGATGCTGCTTTACTTACTCTTTTAAATGCTCCAAATACATCTTCATCGGGCATTAAGTAACCTTTAGAGATCATACTTAATGCAATTTCATCCATCCAACTTGGAAAATCCTTACCTTTGACCCAGGTACTAGTGTCTACTTGTATACTCATTTTATAATTTAATTTTAAAGGTCTGACCAATCTGCGTTTGACTTAGAATAACTAGTTACACGCCCTGCGAAGAAATCTTGATGTGTTTTTCCACTTGTTAAATGTCCGAACCACTCCATTTGTTTTAATAAGTTAGGATCAATATCATTGAAAATACCATTATAACCTAATTCAACCATCTTTTCGTTTGCTCTAGCTTTAATGAATGTTTTTAATTGAGGAATATTTAAACCTTCAATATCTCCCATTTCAAATGCTTTATCAATAAAATCAAATTCTAATTGAACTGATAAGCGACAAGCTTCTGCTACAGCTGCTCTCATTTCTGCTGTATCTAATTCAGGTTGTTCTTCTAATAATTTTTTAAATAACCAACATCCTGCTTTTGAATGTAAAGACTCATCTCTGACACTCCACTCTACAATTTGTCCTGTTCCTTTCATTAAGTTCCTTAATTGGAAAGACATTAATATAGCGAATGAAGAGAATAAATTAACACCTTCTGTGAATGCTGAGAATATGGCTAATGATAATGCTTGTTCTTTAATATCAGTACCCGGTACTTCAATTAAACGATCAATTTTAGCTTTTGATGTTTCGTCTTCTAAGAATGCTTGAAAATCATCTAATCCTAATTCTTCATTTAATCGAGCATAAGCTTCAGCATGAATGCTTTCAAAATCAGCAAACACACGAGCCATGGCTTGAATTTCTGGTTTTGGAAACCATACTGATACTTTAGTAGACCAGTAATCATTAACGTGCACTTCAGTCTGAGCAAATGATTTTAAAATATTTCCAATTAAATTCTTTTCAGATTCTGTTAGTTTTAATTTCCAGTCATTTAAGTCAGAAGCTAAAGGTACTTCATCAGCCAACCAATGTACTCTATGTTGGTCTTTATAAAAATTAAACGCCTTTTGATATTCAAAGGGTTTATAAAAAATACGTGGTTCAGTTATCATTTTAATGAATTTAATAGATTAATTAATGTCGGTTTTGACTGCATACCCAAGGTACGCTTTACTTCTTGCCCATCAACTTCTATTACTAAAGTAGGAACTGAACGAATATTATATTTTAGTGTTAAGTCAGGATTGCTGTCTACATCTATTGTTTCGAAATTAACATCTGTTAATTCTGATTGCACTTGCGCTACCAAAGGAGCTAATTGTTTACAAGGACCACACCAACTGGCTGTAAATCGTTTTACTGTTATCATATTATATATTTGTCTATTTTTTAAGACTTGTAGTTATAAATATAGTATATACTATTGGCTTTTACTAAGCTCAAAAAACTTCTGTTGAAGATAATCTCTGTCGTCATTATTAACGCTACTATATGAATTTACAGGTTTTGAATCGTCATCATCATCATCTTCTAATGGTGTTTCGTATATATCTATCTTTCCGTTTGATGTATCTATTTTAGAACCGAATGTTAATCCGTCAGCACCATATCTATTTTTCATGACGTGCCAACGTCCTGTTCCGTTTACTTTATCTTTTCTTCCTCTAGCTAGAGATAAAATAATATCTCCAATCATAATTTTTTCATATGAACCAGCTGCATTATCTCCCTCAATGATATTACTTTTAGCAGCACCTCTATTTGCTTGTGAAGGTGATACAACTGGTATTCCTAATTCCTTAGCTAATGCTTTAGCTCCAACATAAACATCATCAATTTCTTCCTTACGTTCTCCATTTCTGGAGCGTGTTGAACTTTTAACGTAATCAAGATAATCAATAATAATTAAATCTGGTTTGAAATCGTGTTGGTGTTCTAATTGTTGTAAATGAGCCTGAATTGTATCAAATGATGCTCGTTTAGGTGGGTATTCTTTAATTACTACTTTACCTCTAACTTTAGATATAGTTTCTTCAACTTTAGCTCTATTTTTATCTAAGGTATCAACAGGTAATCCTGTAAATACAGCATCATATCTTTTACCTACATAACCTTCAGCTAATTCAAGTGAATAATGTACCACATTATATCCTAAAGCAGCAGCATATGCTCCCATATCAATAACAGCCCACGATTTACCACCCCCAGGATTACCAAACACTAACACTAAGTCACCTTTACCCATTCCACCTTGAGTTAAATCATTAAATACGGGCCAAGGGAATGGTACTGCGTTTCTATCGTCTACTCTGTATCTGGATTCAATATCTTTATCGTATTCATGGCCAATATTCTTATCTTCACCTGCTTTTAAGGCATTATTCATTAGTGTTTTAATACTATCATAATCACCCATTCCAAGCAAGTCGACAGATGTCATGATTGCTTTTTTTACCTGTTGGTTTTTACAAAAATTAGTAAATTCACTTTCTACCCACTCTAAATCACTTGATTGTGATTCCTTATAAGAATCTCTTAATGCTTCCGTAATAGCAATCTTCAAAACATCATTATCAATCTTTTTTACTTCAGTTGACAATACCTCCATTGTAGGCACTGTATGGTATTTAGTAAAATACGATTGTATTTCTTTAATAATCCATTGATTGGCTTGATTTTCGAAATATTCTTTTTCTAATGAATCAGATACGTTTACTAAGAAATTTTTCTGTGTTAGTAAAGCTCCGATTACTTTAGTTTGGAACTGAGGTCCGTATGCTTGTAATTTTTGTAGTGTTGTCATAACTTTTTATAAATTTAATTAAAGGAATTTAGATAACCAAATACTTCTGTAAGCCAATTGTCTACATTTGGTATTGATTCCCCTAATTTATCATTCACATATATTTGGTGAAATAAATACTTATTTAATTCATATGAACTATTAAAAGCATCTTTTACCAATTGCTTATTCTCTGGTGATAAGAAACTACCATCTAATGACATTAATTTTTTATTAATTTCTAATTGATGTCTTCTTTCTACCACAGATAAGTATAATTTATTTTCATCTATTTTGTGAGCTGAGGATTCAATTATATCACTTAGTTCTATTTTATTCTCACTGATTAATTCAGGGAATAATTTAAGTAATTTAACAGGCCCTAACCCACTAATTCCAGGCACGTTATCAGATTGGTCACCCATCAATATCTTATAGTTAAGAAAATTATAACTACTAACACCGAACTCTTCTAACACATCTTTTGGTTTATATACTTTCTTTTTAACGGGAGAATATACTTGTACTTTGTCTGAAACTAATTGTAAGAAATCTTTGTCGGCAGACATGATAGTTACGCTTGTCGTCTCATTATACACCTGGAATTTATTAGATAAATAACCAATAATATCATCCGCTTCTAAACCATCTATACTAATAACAGTAACTGGTAGGCATTTAAGATACTGAATCAGTCTTGCCATCTGATTATTTATACTCTCTGTTTCTTCTTCTTTTGAAGAGAAAATTGAGTAATTTGTCATGCGATTAACATGACGATTCGCTTTATACTCAGGGTATAAGTTTCTTCTAGCATTCGAGCCACCAACACCATCAAATACAATTATTACTTTAGTAGGGTTAAGCATTTTGATTGCATAACCAATTGACTTTAAAAATCCAGTTAGGCCACCAATATGGTGGCCGTTTGGATTAATGTGGTTAATCATGGTAAACGACCTTAGGAAGGTGTTTAAACCATCTATTATTAAAATTGAATCTAGTGATGTACGAGTGTCAGGTTGAATACTTGAGATTAAATCAAAGTATTTATTCTTGGACATCTACTAAATTTATTTCTTTAAAGTTTTCTTCCATCTCATCTTCTTCAACAATATCGAAGTCAGCTGAGCCTAGAATTTGTAACCACTCACTTGAGTGTAATTTTTTGTAATCATCAATTGCTTTCTTGTCATCAGGGATAAAACCATGAACTGTCATTGTAACAGTACCTTTTGTTTGTACACCTGTAACGTGGTTTTTATCAGCAGATATCTTAGTACGTTTAGCAAATTCAACGTCTTTACCGTCTTTAGTTGCTTTAATTTTACTAGTACCACTATTTGATACGTTACCGAAAGTAATTACAAATGATGAATCGAAGAACATTGTATCACCACCTTTATTTTTCAATTTAGGTTGTTCCATTGGTGAATTTGGTTTTGCAACCCATACTTTATTAACCGCTACAAATGTATTTGTATATGGTTGATTTTCCTTACGAGATAAGATAATCTTCTGGTTGATAAAGTTACCGAATGTTTGAGACATAGCTCCAGCATTCCACTCATTGTTATTCTTATTTGATTCAACAGATAATCTACATGGAATAGATCCTACTGAGTCCCATAGGAATAATAAATCGAATGGTAATTTACCTGCTGCTTGTTCGCTTAATAAATCAGCTACAAATGCACCTACATCTTCAATTGTGTTTAATGAACCTCTATCTACATATAAGAAGAAGCCCTTGTAATCTATAACCTCACCTGTTTCAGGATCAGCTACAGGAGTCATTTCAAAACCCATTTGTTGGGCATGTTCCCAATTCCATTTCATCTCAGTGATGATGAAAACAGGTAGAACACCCATCTTTTGAGCAGATACTGCTGCCTCAAGCATTGCTGTTGTTTTACCCGTATCCGAGTGACCACGTAACAAAGTTATGTGGCCCATCGGGATGCCAGGAATAGACAGTACATCTTGAAACGCTTTTGAAAGTGGAATCCACCTCTGTGGTTTAAATTTAACTGACTGGTCTAAGAATTTAGACTTCTTAAACGCGTCAATGTTAAATGATTTTTTTAACGATTCGGATACAACCGTCGTTAAACTGTCTTTGCTTTTAGCCATTATTAGTCGTTAAATAGTGAATCAAATTTGTCAGTCGCTGTTTCTTTAGGTTTTACATCTAAAGTGTAAGGTTGAATCGGAGCATTAAAATCTTTTAAGAAATCATCTTCCTCATCTACGATTGACGTTGGAGTTGCTTCAGGCGTTACCTCATCTTCAGGAGATAACCACTTTTGTAATACATCTTTTAATGCATCATAAGTGTATTTACGATTAATAGCTAAGATGTCTGGTTGTTCGTCTAATGACTTAGTAACAAAATCAGCATCTTCAGAGATTGGAGTGGACTTTGGTTTTGGTCTTAAAGTACATTTGATACCTTTTCTACCTGCAATTATGTCCTCAATTGCTTCAACTGTAAAATCACGACCATCTGTGATATCTGTAAAATCACCGTAATCTTCATCACTAGCGATTCCCATCAATTGGTCATTTACTAACTTACCTACTTCCCATAAACGTACACCTTGTGCTTCTTCACCGCGAACGACTACTGGAGCGAAATAACGTGTTTTAGGAGAGATTTTGTTAGCTAAAGTCCAGTCATCCTTATCAGCAGATTTACGTAATTTCTTAGCGAAATCTGTGATTGGATCTTCTTCACCCCAGTTGCTTAAGGCTAAGATTGGACCTTTTGAGAAACCATAGTGCATTTGAATTTCACGTAATGGCCACTCTTTTCTAAATTTGTTTGGTACGATTCTGATTAAATGTTTACCTGCCTTAGGTTTCCAGAAAATCTTTGTGTAGTCGATTTTTTCACGACTTACGTTTTTGTTAGCGTTAGCTTCAAGCTTTTGCTTTACGAATGATAAATCCATAACTAATTGTTTTTTATGTATATTGTGAATGTACGAACCAGAATTTGGAATCCCAAACTACTTGTTAAAATCTATTATTCTGTGGATAGCCGTGTCTAGACGACGTAAGTTAGGCCCATCAGTTAATAGAATACAATTTTTGTAGTCATTCCAATTTATAACAAAATTTTTATCTAATACACCGTTATTTAAAGTTCTTATTAAAGTATTAAGAGCATTGATAGTATAAAGTGTATTTGATTCTTTTTTACGATGTAGTAAGATAGTATGGGCCATCGGTGCATCTTGTACGTTGCCCGAGTCAATATTATAAGTACACATCAATTCTTCGCTTTGTGGGGATTCAAGAATAAATACCTTATTAAAGAGAATAGCGTAACGGCGATTGATAGTGTTAACTGTATCTTCCAAATCCAATGGAGTTGTAAATGTACAGAATAGCTTGTTCAAATCTAAAATTTCATTTAATTGTTCCATAATAAATATTTATACTTTCTCCAAACCGTGATACGATTGGCCTTGTTTAATGGTTACCGGATATTCCAATGATTTTATTATATCCGAAATAATGTCTTTATCCTCATCATCATAATCAAATAGAAATGCATCATAAGTATACAATACTAATTTTGTCTTTCTGCCTTCTAATTTACTTAATATTAATTCTAATAATTTAACATTGGTTGATGTTTCTTTACTCTGAATTATATAGTTAAATAATTTTGATCTAGTCATGTCAGCGTCAGGTATAAATATCTTGTTATCTGTTACAAATTTCTTCCCATATTGGTACGTGTCCCACATACCATCTATATAAGATAATACCTTTTCAAAGAATGGTTTATTTTGATATTCAGACCAAACACCACCATACAATTGCTTAAATGTTAATTCTTTAGCCTCTTGTTGTGATACACCTAATATATAACCCAAATACTCATATGTGTTTTTATCTTTAGGAAAATCAAATCCAACCAATTCACCGATTAATCGTGGGTGATATCCCTGGAAATCAATTTCAATGAATTTAGTATTTTCAGGTTTAAAACATGCTCGTTCGCCATCATCTTTATTTAATGCAGCAAAGTTAATGCTATTAAATGTATTAGATGGGCGTGATGTTGTTGTATATAAATTATATTGAGTGTATATTTTACTGCGATTTAAATTAAATTGTGGATTTGTTAATTTTCCATTGTAATAGTCGATGAAGCAGTTTTTATCGACCTTTATGCCGTTTTTCTCAATATGATAAAATACATTTGATGTATGAAAATTTTGAAATTCAAATGTTTTATCCGCGGTTGAATATTGTCTAATAATAGGCCACGCTATGTCGAATATAGCTTCACACATCTCATAATGTTTGCTAATTGGAATTAAGCAATTAACATTAGGTAAAGCATTGTGTTTGTTGTAGTAATAATTAATGCAAGTATTATCTAATGATTTTACATCTACCTGCTCAATAAAGTTTACATCGTATAATTTATCAGCTAATTGTGGGTAATGATGTAATGCTTTTTTCTTATCTAATGTAAATAATCTACCAGTGGTATTTAATAACCAAAATAACATTTCTGGTTTGCTTATACTGAATGATTCATTGTGGTTTAAACAAAATATATATCCCTTCTTATCATTAAATGGTCTAATGTATATTAAACTTAACTCGGTGAGTGTTGGGTGGACATTATCATTAAATGGGATAAACCTAATGAAACAATCCTCAAAAGCAGGGGGTAGCTGTGATGATTTCTCAATAATATAAAACATAACCTTTTTTTAGTACCCCTAAATATAATAGAGGATTTTGACTTAAACAAGTTCTTCTTGAAGAAAAAGTTTAACACCTGGCATCTTTTTATCAGCCTGTTCTACTTCATCCATATTAAAAAAACCATTATTAGCACCTCTATCTGATATTGTAAATTTTAAAACTGTTGTTTGGTATAAAGGATTATTCTTAACAGAATTGTAAGTATCAGCATTTATTTCTTTTATATAGACAGGAACAGTATGAATATATTTAATAAAATATCTTAACACATGATCTTCTACAGAATCATATGTACTAGCAATATTAAAAGCAATTCCGTTAACCTTATTATTTTTAACTAAACTAGATATTAATTTTAAAGGCTTAGCAACACCAGTATATACTTTTCCAGGATATGCTTTACCTCGTAACTCACAATAATATCCTACATAAGGAATAAAATTAGAATCAACATATTTTTCCCCTCTTGTATATTTTACTTTAACTAAATTTTTAGGTGCTCTCATTATTTATATTTAGTTTTATTAAATTGCTTTTGTTGGGCTGCATATTTTCCTACATTATTTGGATTTTTCCAATCTGCAGTTTCACCTGAGTTACTCATGTGAATGTGATTATAGTGACCATGTGAGCGCCATATAAATGTTTTTTGTTGATATACTTCAGCAGGTGTGCCGTCTTTTCCTTTATCAAATAAATGTTTATATCCCATTTTAATAAGAGCAGAAGCAAATTTATCACCTCCAGCAGCAAATTTTGGATACCTCTTATCCATAGTCGTATTATCTTCGGCACCTGATGTAGCTCCATCAAAATATCCTATATCAAGAGCCCAACCCGTTCTATGATATCCTTGGTCTTCTCCGGTTCTTATTCCTGAAGATACACCTACTTTAAATCCACATGATTTAGCAGCAGTTGCTGCGTCTAAAAGAGTATTAGGATTAAAATAACCGTTAGTATAGAACTTTTTAAACTGATGGAAATCTACCCATTGTTCAATTTCATTCTTTTGAGCTTGGGTTAATTTTACATCTGTAGGGACTAGGACTCCATTAGAGTTTGTTGTTACTTTAGCAACTACTTCTTTTATTTTTCCAGCAGCGTCTTTAAAAACATCAAATAAATTTTTTTCTTCCCCTTCTGGATCTTCTAATATAATAGTTTGACCATCTAATTTAGTAGTCCAACCATTATCATTAACAGTATGAGCTATACCTGTTAAAACATATCCTAATTTTCTACCAACACCCGTATCCGTATCTGTTTTATACCCTCTAGGAAGTAAATCTGAATGGATATTAAACATATTACCTATGATAAGATTTGATATTCCATCTATTTCTAAAGACAATTTTGTAGGAATAATTGCTTTAAATTTAATAGGGTTTTTTGATAATGATCTAAAAGTTGCTATAACATCTTTAAGAGCACTTCCAAATTCACCTATTCTATTTTTTTCTAGGTTACCTTCACTAGACCCTCCCCCTGTCATCCAGTGTATAAAATAATATATTGGTATTAAATTAGTTGCTAAGTTTTCTAATTTAACAGCATCTGTATCTTGATCATTTGTGATATGCATAGCATTCATTTTAGGTTTTAAACGATCTTTTACACCCTGATTGAATCCAACCATTGTATCGTTTTCTAAGCCTAATTGACCCCCACCTGTTTGAGCACCTATTGCTACTATAGAAGATTGCTCAGAAAATATTTGTGACTCTAATGTGTAATTTCTTACTGTAGATTTTAAACCATTATATTTTCCTGTTGGTTTACCATCTTCAGAGTAGAAAGTAAATGTATCTTCATATGCTTTCTTTCTAGACTGAGTATCTACATAGTTTATATCTATAATTCTAGCTATATTATCTACAGGATCAACATGAATATCTAAGTTATTTACATTACCGGTTGCTGTAGATATATCTGTTAGCATTTTCTTTAAAAAATCATACAGATTTATATTATTTTTACCTGTTTTATCACTAGCCTCTAAACCAGAATCACTAACTATTTTCATCAAATAACGTAAACTAACATATATATTTCCTATTTGACCTAAACCTGCTTTACAAGCAGCATCTGCTGTACCATTAGTATCGGATACAAAAAATGGTTTTAATTTATCCATCCAGTCAAGATCATCAGCGGCAGTTTCTTGTTTATCTTTTATCTCAGTTACTTTTTGTTCAACTTTAATTTGATTTAATATTATTTCTTTCTTTTTATCTACTATACCTAATTTAAAGTCTTTTTTAATTGCTGGGAAGTATTCTTTTATATGATCTTCTGTGTATAAGTAATCAAGAAAGTCATAAAGTTGTCCTTCTTTACACTTTGTTGTATCTCCGTTTAATGAAACCTGATATGTTGTAATAGGAGTTGATGGGCCCTGTCCTGTAGATACATATACTGTTGTTTTTTCAACTTTTATAGCTAATTCATACTGTCTTTGTAACTCAGAAGCCGCCTTATCATCACTTATTCCTGCACTTTTACAAGCATTAAAATAATTTTGAATAAGTCCTTTAACTGCATTTTCAGATTTTGATCCCCAAAAATCATCATTTAATACTTGAGGTACAACAGCATCTATAGTTGCTTTAGCGGCATTTTCACAAGGTGTAGCAGCCCCATTCCAAGTAACATTAGCATCAACTTGTTTTCCAGGATCTCCTACTTGAGGAGCGGGGGTTGCTGCTGATCCTGTTGGGGTTAAATTTTCAGGTAATTTAAAAGCACCCCAAACATCATTTCTAACTAAACATACTGACGGGTCTATTGACATTTGTAGTGGGTGGGCTAAACATAATAAGTAGGGAGATGTAGCCCCTAATAAATCTATATTTCCTCCTGATGGGTATGTTCTATCACTAACTGTTACTCCTATAATAGGTCTGTTACCATTTTCATCTACAATACCTATTGTTACATGTTTGTTAATTAATCTACATAAAGATTCTAATGTAATATATTTTTGAACATCTGTATCAAATTCAGTTTCGGATTTGTCAAAATCAAGAAGCTCAATATCTTTTTGAAATATATCATATTTTACTCCAAATTTATCTTCTACAGTAGCAGATGAAGCATCGTTATCATGTTCTATTGTTTGCCATAATTCATAAAATAAACCTGATAGGAAATTTTTAGAATAGAATTTTTCTAAATAATCTTTATCTAGATCATAATATGGGTTTTTCATTCCTAAATAACCCACAGTTTGTAAGGTTGCCATTGACAATCCTGTTGCTGTGTAATTCATCTTTAAAGATTCTACTAATTCTCCAATAGAAATTAAAGTTGTACTACAATCATACCCTCCATCTGGTCTAGCTTTCCAGCTATAATTTTTGATAATACCTAAAAATCCACCATAATTACCATGTGCTTCCTCCTCCATTTTAAATAATTGTTTAAATACATTTTGGTAATCTTTTCCTTTTAAATTACTATTAAATATATCAAACATTGCTGGTGACGAAATTAGGCTTCCACTATTATTAAGGTAAGGAATCCATCCCCATTCTAATAATACAGAGTATCCGGGTCTCATGTAAAGTAATTCTAAATCTTCTAATTGGGTAATATCCCAACAATTAAAATTTATTGTTACCTCTCTTAATGAACCATAAGCACCTTTTGATTTAATATCAACAGTAGTAATACCAGGCATTGGTTTAACACCATATAAATGAGTTTTACCACTTGGGGTTTGTAATGAATAAGCATTATCTGGTTTTACTCCTACTCCACTTCTTAATTTTCCATCATATAAAGCACCACCTACTAAAATATAATTTTTAGCTAAGGCTCCACCGTCTTCTTTAACATCAACTGATGAAGACATTCTTAACCAGGCTTTTCTACCATTAAGATATGCTAAATCTGTTGTATTACGTCTAGCAAAAGTCTCTCCTCTTTTTAAGAGTTGCTCTTTAATAACTGCGGGGAATGATTCTTTAAATATAGACATAACATTATTTGTAATTTAGATCGTCAAACATTTTTAATACAGCACCTAGATCTGTTGGTATTCTTAATTGAGTTCCTGGTGTAAGGAACATAGATCCTTTATTTATATTGTTATTAGCGGTTGATATAACCCACCAATATTCTGGGTTTTTATAATAGGTATAAGCTAATAAATCTAATCTATCTCCTATTGTTGTAATAACATAAATATCAGTTTCAGTTAAAGGAATATTAGGATATTTCTTTAATTTAAGGTATTTTGTACCTGTTGCTTTCTGTGTAATATCTTTTGTTGTATATCTCATTATCTAGCGTTTGCTCCAGTTAAATATCCTGTTCCTACAATAGGGTTAGGTAAGTGACTTAAAAATCCACCTTCTTGGTATTCAGGTAATGAATCACCAATGATTGTAAAATTAAATTGAGCATTTATATACATTGCTAATTCTAAATCTATATCCCATGATGATGTGTCAGGTATATCAAATGAAACTGATGTTAATATTCCTGGTTGTTTAACTAAATAATTTCCCACTGTTACTTGTGTTATAATACCTCCTAACCTATTACTAGTATTATAGGTACCAGCTCCTATAGATTGTAATTCACTTAAAGCTCTGTGTTTTTCAAGTATATGAGTTCTATTAAAACATGGAATTTGTAAATTAAAACTTACATCTCTTTTATGTTCAGTGAATGTATAAAAACTTTCTGCCCTACCCACATATTTTATTGGATTCCAAGTTGAATTAGAATTATATTTAAAACCTGACATATATGCTGAGAATTGAACATTTCTAAGATCCTTTGCTGAGAATGGGTCTATTGGATCAAATTCTACAACCATTATATCTGAGTCTATTCTTTCAAAATTAGTTATTTTTTTATTTCCACTAAAATATTTAAAAGAAGGTTTACCTGTATTTTTATATTTTGGATCTCTATCTATACTAATTTCATCTGTTACAAAATTATTTTGGTATATTTTTGTTTTAGAAGAATCAACCATTAATCCTGATTGATAAGCATCTTCTAAATCACCTTCAAATCCTTTTACATTTATAATATGCGCTTTAACTGTGTTGGTGATTTTTGGTTTACCACTAGTAACAACAACTTCATCTAAATTATGACTAACTGTATTCCAATCAGATAGTTTAGCTTCGGCTTCTGCTTGAGTCTTACCAGTAAAAGTTTGTGTACCAGTAGGAGCGTCTCCGTTTTGTATAACTGTAAAGGTTCCCTTTGTGTCATCTTCAAAAGTAACTATTCTTTTTGACTTTGTATAATCAGTATCTTCCTCTTGAGATTTTATTACTTTAAATTTATCAGATGGAGTTGAAGTAACAGGATTAATTACAGGATTATGAAAAGCATTCCAATATTTATTTTCAAAACTACTACCACTAGGAGGCTTTGAATGAGGGTATACTTCAATCTTTCCATTACCAACTCCCTTTTGCAATACAGATTCAGGTATATGACCATTATATAAAAAGTCATTTGGTTGGCGTTTTCTTGCTAATGCACTAAACTGATTATCTTCTTTATTATTAGCCCACTGTTCTGTCCAATTTGTAATAGGAGTTGTAATAGATCCAGTAACATAACTTCCACTAGCATTGATATATTTACTTGCTTCTGTTAATGGATTAATAGATAAACTACCTATTACTGTAGCAACTCGAGCATTATCATAAGCTTCATCTACTTTTATTTTATCTTCAGTAAAGTTATATCTATTAATAATAGTTCTTCCTATACCATATACTGAGTTAGGACCACCTGTGTAACTATCAATAGTTAATGTGGTTGTGTCTAATTTATTTCTTGTAAATTTAGTACGATGGAACTTAGAACGAACAAAATCAAATCCTTCAGTTTTAGCTCCTTCTTTTGTAGATTGATTTACAAGTCTATTATTTTCTCTTCCTTTTCTATTAGCTTCTCTATTATTTTGTCTTTCTTGTCTATTATTAATTCTATTAGTTCTTCTTGCTTGTTTTAAATTAAATTGGTTACTAACCTCAGTTTCATTATCTCCTAAATTAAATTTATTTCTTAAACCAACTAATCTGTTATTTTGAGAACCTAAATTATCTTCACCCCATTTATTATTTTCAGATACTACATTTAAATACTTAATGTCATCATTCATTGTAGGCATTAAACCATGTCTCATTAAATGACCACCAAAAGCATTAAGAGGAACTTGTGCTAATGTATTAATACCTAAGTTATATAGACGTGTTGACCCAACTTCACTTAAAAACCCACTAATACCTTTTTTAGCTTCTAATTTAGGATTAGATAATTGTAATCCTACTTGCTTAACTAAAAATAATGGTCCTTTTGGTAAATCTGTAAGGAATTTACCTATACGAAGAGTATCAACTACAGAAGCATTTAATGCACCTATAGCTCCACCTCTAATTAAACCATCATCAAATTTAGTGAGTCTAAGTTTAGTAAATCCTTTATCAACGTCTTTTAAACTAACCTTCATATAAGGTTGCCCGCTGTTACCTCCGTCTGAGGTATCATTACCATACTTCAAACTGCGTAGTTTGGTAGCATTTAGTTGTGTGATTATAGGCATCCCTTACTTTATTTATTAATAACGACCTTCAGTTGGACCTAAATCGCTATATTTACGACCTATTTTTGATTTGTATTGTGTTGCACGTGGGTTACGTGGAGCTTTAGGATCTAACTCATCTAATGTAGATTCTTTTCTAATATTAGAAGAACCGTTAAAATCAACTAATTTAACATTAGGATCAGTGTGGATTGAATACTGATTGTGTAATTTATCAGTTTCAGTACCTGCAAAATATCCAAATTTATTAGCTGATAAGTGATTAGCTGTTAAACCTAATTTGCTTGTGTCTTTTTGATTAATAATCGCCATTTTATTTTAATTTAAAATTGTCTATGTATAAATATTTAATTAGGCCGTTTTATAACTACCATTCATATTTTGTGTTGTACCTACTTTCACACTATCCATCATTACTATACCTTCTTTGTTGAGTAATTGGTCAATAGCTGCTTTTACTTCACCAAGCGCTGCTACTACTGGTGATAAATCAATATTTACCGCACCTCCTCCACCACCTTCACCACCACCTGTTAAATCAGTACCTACTTTAATTTTACCATCAGCACCATACATTGCTTTATCCTTTGGATCTAATTGAACTGATCCAAACCCTCCAGTCATTACTGGTCCTTTGCTTGGGTCAATTACACCATCTTTCATAGCGTACCCGGCCATAGCACCTAATACTGCTGCTAATCCACCTACAATCCATAAGGTTGCTGCACCAAAAGTACTAGCTTCTGCTGTTACTGTTGCTGCGGCTGCTATTTCTGTTTGAATTGCTGCTTCTGCTGTTTTTCCTGCTATTAACGCTGGTATTTTTGCTAATTGAGCGAATATTGCTCCTTTAGATGCCCATTCCCATATTGATTTAGCTTTTGATACAAGCATATCTTTAATAGCCCACCCATATGCTATTACTTTAGTAGCTAACGTTTCGTTCTCTAAAGCTAAACTTAATTGTTTAAATGATAATTTTTCTCCTTCAGTAGCTAATGATATAGCTGCTTGAGCATTACCAAAAACACTTGCTGTATTTTCTGCTATTTTACTTGTTAATGAAGCTGCTTGAAACCCTGCTTTTCGACCCATTATTGATGCTGATAGACCTTCTGTTACTGCAATTGCTTTACCAATTCCATTTATAGCCATCATTGTTCCGTAAATACCTAAAAATATTCCCCCTATTATTTTAAGAGGAGTAGCCATGTAATTAATTACATTTAAGGCTCCACTTAATAAATCTAAGAATGAACCTAAAGGACCTGCCATTAAATCACCTACAATTTTTTGTAGTTTTTCCATAGCAGCATTGAATTTATCTTGAACATTTTGTCTTTCAAGGGCTTGTGCTGCTTCCTCTGCATTTACTTGAGCTAACGATTTACCAGACTTAACTGCTTCTTCTCTTTTTCTCAATTGTTCAGACAATTTATCGGATGTTGTTCCTAAAGCTTGTGCATAAGCATCTTGTGCTAACACATTCATTTGAGAGAACTTAGTAGCAGTCATACCTTGTTTGGCTAATTCTTCTGCTACACCAACCATATCACCCTGTAAAGCTAATGATCTAGCTTTTTCTAAGTTTAATGCTTGTCCTGTTAATAATTCTGCTTTTAATTCATTTTCAATAGATGATTCAAAATTTAATAATGAACCTGCTTGTGATTTAGTATCTTCTAATGAAGTACCTAGGGCTTTCATAGATACTATTGCCTTAGCTATACGCTCAGGATTATATCCTAAATTAGCAGCTAATTGACCTGATACCTTAACAGCCTCAGCTAATGCTGATCTAAAATCAATACCAACTCTAAGTTGATTTCTTGCTGTTGCTAAACCTCTAACAAATGATTTATAAGTTTCTTCAGATGATTTACCTGATAAAACAGCATATCTTTGAACTTGAGCCGCTTCATCTGCTTGTAAACCAACTTGTTTAGTTAATTTGATTTGAGTTTCAAGTTGATCTGCTGAAAATTCATAAGCAAATCCTGTTGCTTTTACTAATTCACCAAATGCTTGAGTTAATGTTGCTGTATTTACATTTAAATTCTTTGAAGAATTTTCAATGCTAACCATTTTCTCTCTAAAGGCATCTGCTCTTTGAGTTCCATATCCTAATTGCTTTCCTAATTCAACTGCTTGTGCATTTGCATTTAAAGCAGCTTTAAAGAAGAAATTAGCAATTTTTAATAATATAGTTAATTGCGTAACTGGATCTTGTAATGCTTGTCCTATTCCAGAAACTATTCCTTTCATTCCCGTCATTAATACATTCCATTTAGATCCGGTTTTAGCAACCTCTCTCATATCTTCTTTTAGATTTTCAAAAAAGGTACTACTAATACCTAGTTTGCCTAAAGTACCTACAATGCCATCTACTATTTTTCCAGATATACCTAAAGTAGATAGAATTTTTTCTTCTTCTTTTAATCTATCTTTTACAGCTTTTTTTAAATTTTCATATCCTAATTCTTCCCCATTTAAAAGGTCAGTAGTAGCTTTAATTTGATCATTTAATAAAGCTTTTTCAGCAGCTAATGATGCTCTTCTTTTATCAGATAAATTTTTACTTTTTAGTTCTGATTCGATAGATTTTAAACGATCTTCATTTAATCCTTTACTATTAATTAAATTTTTTCTTTCTATTTCTAATTTTTCAAGACTAGTTTGTAGTTGTTTTTTGGTAAGAGTAGAAATACCATCTTGATCATATTTTAATTTGCTAGCAATGCTGCTTAATGCTTCAAACGATTTTTTAGTATCCTTTGCACCTTTACTTGTATTACCAACCTCAACAAGACTTTTTTTCAATATTTCATAAAATGTATTAATATCTGAATTAAGGTTCTTTTGTTCGTTTCTTAATGAACCTAATTCTTTTCTAAAGTCTTCAGCACCACCAACCAATTTTTCAAAGGCTTTAGCATCAGAGATAGTAATATCTCTTAATTCTTTCATCAATTTAATTAACTCAGCGGCTTCGGCTGGGGTTATTGGTGTTGTATCCGCCATTGTTCTATTTTAAGTACCCGTATAAATATAAAAAGCGCCTATTTTTTAGGCGCTTTCGTTGAATATGTGGGTTGTGATACGTTCGGTGTTAGTGGTTTTGATGATTGCTTTGTTTTATTTTCAAGTTGTTGTTGTTGGTTCTTAGCAGCCTCTGCTTCATCCTCATAAAACTTTTTCATCTTATGGAACGTAAATCTACGTAACCATATAGGCATATTATACACTGTATTCCAATCATATCCACCTTTTCCATGAAATACTATTTCGTGGATTTGGTCAAATATTATAGGTCTATCTTCCTGAGTCAGGCCAAAAAAAGTTAATTCCAACTGGAATCGAAATGCCCTCCTCCGCACCTTCAGGATAATAAGTCATATCAATATCTGGTTGGATTTCTGCATAATATTCACGTAGTGCTCTAGCATCTTTTGCTGTTAAACCATTATCAACAAAGTCACGAATAGTTGCTAATTCTCTTTTACCGTTGACTGATGTAATCATGTATTTTAAGCGAGTTGTAATTTCAAATGAGCCTTGTGGTGTGATTTTCTTTAAACCTTTAATTTCAGCATCAATTGCTTGTTCATCACCATGAGTTAATAACTTAAATGTTACTACATTTCCAGATAATGGCATAGTGAATGTAAATTCATTTTTACCTTCTTGAAATAATGATAAATCAACTTCCTTTTCCTTTAATGATGATAAATCAGCAGTTATTGCTTCTTCAGCACCTGTAGACGGATTATAATATCTAAATTGATATTCAGCACCATATCCTAAAATACGAGCTCCCAACAGAATTGCGTTTTTATCGCACACTAATATGTCATTAAAACTAACTGGTGTTACAATTAATGATTGCATGACTCTGTTAAGTACAGAACCATCTTTAATATAGTTAGCATTAGTAAGAATATCTTCTTCTTTAGCTGTCATATATTTCATTTCAATTTCACCTTTAGAAAGTGGTGATTCTTTTGGATATAATAATCCTTTTGAAGGTAACGAAACCGTTTCGGTTGGCATTTTAAAATCGCTCATATAACATTTTATTTTGTTCGTATATAAATATATAAAAAAAGAAAGCGTCTGCAAAGCAGACGCCTTCTAAAGAAAAGAAATATGAAGGGAATTAGAAATTCAATACGCAATAGTCCATAGCAATAGTAACTGTTAAGTTAACTGCTGCTTCACTAGACCAATCATATTCACCAAAGTTTGCAGTTTTTACATATGCACCTTTGATTACCCATTCGCTAACAATGTCACCTACTGGGCCTAATACGTTTAATACTAAATCTTTTTTATAAAAATCAGAATAACCATCACGGCCTGTTACTGATTCATGAGCCAAACGAGCCCATTCCATTACAGCCTGAGCACCACTTGGAGTGATTGGATCATATAATTCTAAGTTCATGTCTTGCCATTTAACTTTACCTTTTACTTTACGGTAAACGTTGATATGGTCAAGAACAATTTCACCTGCGTCAAATTGAGGAGACGCTGCTTTCTTAATTAAATATGCTGGGATACCATCTACATACATGATGAAACGGTTCTGCACTTTTGGTTCGAAAGCGGTGAACATTATTTGGTTTGCGTCTAATACAGCCATTTTATGTTAAATTTTGTCTATTAATAAATATTATTGTTTATAACTCTTACGCTGGGAATGTTGCGCCCGTTGGTAATACTGTGAAATCTAACACAATGAATTCTGCTGTTTTACTTGGTTGTAAATAGATTTGACCAACTAATTGGTTTCTATCGATTACATCAGGTGTGTTATTAGAATCATCCATTACCACTTTATAAGCATATAAACCTTGACGTTGAACTACTGATTCTAAATAAGGATTTGCAATGCTCATAAATCTGTTTCTTGTAGCTGCTGTATTTTGTTCAAATACTAATGAACGACCTACTTGACCTAAGAAACCTTTTAATGTAATTAATAAACGACGAACGTTAATTCTATCTAATGAAGTTGATTTTTTCTGTAATGTCTTTTGACCAAACGCTACAACACCTTCTCCAGGGAATGAAGCTAATGGGTTAACATTTACATCATATAAAGTATCGCGATCTGTTTGAGATAATCTTCTTTCAGCACGTAATACTGATCCAATTCCACCACGATTTAAACCTGCTGGAGCAAACCATTCAGCACCTACTTGGTCGTTGAATGCGAATACACCACCCATTACTACTGATGGAGGACACCATACAGCCTTACCTAAGTTAGAACTGAATAATTGTATCCATGGGTAGTAAGCCGCTCCGTAACTTGAACCATTAGCAGCAGCAGCTGAAACAGCAGCTGAAACATTAGCTCCGTAAGCTGTAGTATCGATAATTGCCATTGAATCACCTCTACCTTCACAAACTGCAACTACATCATCTGAAATTGAACTTAAAGGGCCTGTACCTAATGTAGCACCTGGAACTAATAATAAGTTGAAACTGTAATCATCTTTATTTGATAATAAAGTTAAAGCATCTGCATAATCAGCAGCAACGAATCCTTGACATTCACCTGCAGCTGTTGTATTTGCTTCGAAGAAAGAACCTGTTCTACTTGTTGCTGCAACACCACCACTAAATGAACCACTAGCAGATGTTGGTAAAGAACCACTATAAGTAGTTGCTTTATAATTTCCGTTATTATCGATTGAATCGATAGTATTGTTTACTGCTTTAACACGAACATATGAAGAACCACCATCAAAACTACCTGAAATTTCTACTAAGCCTTTTGAAGCATTGTAAACAGGTTTTGTATCACCTACTACACGAGAAATATAATTTGGTTGAGCTGGGTCTAATGATAAGTTTGTAAATGTTTCTAAAACATTTTTATTATTTGCATTGTCATCACCACGGCGAATTACTAAAGTAAATGTACCTTTTGTAGTGTTAACGTTAGTTACTTCCCAACGTACGTTTTCTTTAGATCCTGAAACTAATGCACCTGATACTTCTGTACCACCTGCATTATTTGCAACATCTCCCCAATGGGTTGATTCTAATACAAATGAAGCAGTTGGGTTAATTGATGCTGATACTGATGAACTTGCATAAGTATCATAAGAAGAACCACTGATGATTTTTGTTACTAATAATGAATTTCCACCGTTATTGAAGTATTCTTTAGCAGCTAATGATGTAAAGTATTCATAGTAGTTACTTCCACTTTTGAATATATCACCAAAAACTGACAAATATTCACTATAAGATGTTACGACTGTTGGTGCCATTGGGTTACCTTTAACTGTAGGACCAACAATAGCAGCTCCAACTTCTTGAATACCTCTTTGTACTAAACTCTTATCGTTTTCGCGAGTAAAAACGCCTGGAGAGATAATTTTTTCTGCCATAGTATTTTTTAATTAATTTGATTTGAATTATTCTGATAATAAATATTCGGAAAAATACGTAACCGATTGGGGTTATGGTAAAATTTCACCTGTCTGAACATCTAAAGTTCCTTCACCATATTTTTCACGAATCTTAACAAGGAATTCATTTTGGCGAGTTTCTGCAGATCTTATATCAGCGTATAACCCTGTTAATTCATTGTCAATTAACTTTAATTGATCTTCTAATTCATGTTTATTGTATTGTAACTGACCAATTTCAAATACTGTATCTGAATATTGTTTGCGTAATGTAACGAGTTCAGTTAATTCTTGTTCTGTAATTTTGCTCATATTATTGTTCCCATTTTTGTTTTGGACAACTATCTTTCATTGGACTGAATACTTTTTTATTTAATGGACATCCACAAGCATTACAGTACCAAAATTTCATCACATCATTATGAGTTTTATGTTCACAACTATCACATACTGATAGACGATGTTCTGCTATTAATTTTTGTTCAGGAGTTGGGTTAGCAGCTGCTATCCATGCTTTACCTATTTCTACTAATTTATTCATATAACTTGATTTAATAAAGAAAAGCCCCTAAATTAGAGGCTATTTCTTCACTTTATATAGAGGGATTAGTCTTCAACTTTAACCAATTGGAAGAATGTTTGATAATTACCTTCTGTCTCTACATGAGCAAAATCTTCGATTTTGAAAGGTTTGTATTCTAATTCTGTTTCTTGGTTTAATAAATCGTTGTATTCCTTTTGAAATTCAAAGAAATCTGGGTTTGGTTCTGTTTTGAATTTTGGGTTTCCTTCTTCGTCGACACCATCTTCCTTTCTGATAGATGGAGATAGTTGATAACCACCTTGTTCATCTGTTGAACCATACTTTACGATCAATTCATCGCGAAGTTTGTTAATTGATTCTTTTTCAGAAGTCAATCTTTTGTTTAAATCAGTGATCCAATATTTAGTGATCATATTAAGTTTTTCACTCAATAATCCTTTAGAAATTGCTTCACCTGTTTGTTGGTTTACTAAACCATTAATTTCAGCTTCAAGATTTAAAATCTCGAATAATTTTAGACTAATTTTTTCCATAACTTTCTTTCTATATTATTTTGTTTTCTTTGTTGCTTTTTTAGGAGTAGCTTGTTTAACTGTTTCCTTAACTTCTTTAGTTACTTTTTTAGCTTTTTTAATAGTCTCATTTTTAGGAGCTATTTCCTCAGCTTTTTCAATTACAGCTTCAACTTCAGCAGCAATTGGTTCTAATTTTTCAGCAACGGCTTCGATTTGTTCTTTGATAGCAGGTGCTTTTTTGGATACTCTGTAGGCAACAAATGCTGCTACAGCAACGATCAATACGATTACTAATAACATGTTTTATATTTTTTTGTTCGTATATAAATATATAATAGAATTCAAAAACCGCAATCTTATAAAGAAGAAAGACGAGTTTCTACTTCTTGTCTAATTGCGTTAAATGCTGTTTCTGTTATTTCTTCAATTACATTGTTAGTAATATCCTCAGCTATTTTGTTATAAAAGGGAGCTGGTGCTACTACGCGTATTGAGCATTCGTTAGGTTCATTAACTAAAACTATAATTTTTTGTGTTTCATTATCTACTGATAAATGAACTTGTTTTCCTTTGTAATAATTTATCATAAATTTTTATTTTAATTTTAGCAAAAACTACATCCATAATAATAACAGGGATCTGGGTATGGGTCACAATCATATCCCCAACAACTGCAACTATATCCACTACTATATCCACAAATAGATGAGTTATATTCTTGAATTGAGTCGTATGTCCCACAGCTACCATTAGCATATGTAAAATATAAATCATACCCACCACCACCACAATAAGATGTAATAAATGTTCCTGAAGGTTGACAGTTAGAACAAGCTGTTATTGCTGTAATCATACCTGATGAGTTAACTGAATATACATTAGTTCCATCAGATATCCAACCAGCACTTACAGTAGTTACTCTTTTTTCATCAGTGTATAAGTAGCACCCTACTGATAAGTTAGAACAATACGTATAAAATGATAAACACTGTGCCATAATTTAATTTTATTTTAACATCCACTTACTCCACAACAATCACACCCGTTACCATTATTTTGACTTGAATAACAAGCATCACTTGGTGATGATGTACTATAACATTGATAATAACCGTATGTTACTAATGAATATGCTTTAATATAATAATTTGTATTAGGTTGAGCTATAAATGTGTATGATAGTGATTGTAAATTAGCTGAATGAGATTCAGGTTTAAATAACTGTTGGTTACTAATTAAAGAACCATTAGCATATACTTCTAAAAATCCATATCCATCAGCATTCCAACCATAATTACCAGCCCCTTCAGGATTTATTAATCCATAATTTGCTTGAACATAAACACTATTTCCTACTCTAACAGCAGCATTCATTTGGGGTGAATATTGGGGACTACCAAAAAACATTCCATCTAAACCATTATTTGGATCTAATCTAAGTATAGCTCCATTTGTATACCCAAACAAATCTACGTTTAAATAAGGATTACCCTCTTGACTCATTTCAAATAATACTGAGGCTGTTCTTAAAGGGTTTATGTAATTATAGTTACAAGTATAATTTGGAGAAGGGCCAAAAGTATTTCCTCCTAAATCACTATTAGGTATAAAACCACCATCAGGTGAATCTCCTCCATAAACATAAACGGAATTATATACCTCTCGGCGAGTTAAACATCTGTTAGTAGCAGGAATAGAGGTTTTAGCTAATAGTAAATTTTCATTTACCATAGCTTGCAATTCGTTTCCTGTTATTTGGTAATTACCACTTCTAGCCATTATTTAGATTCTAATTCTTTTATTCTAGCTTCTAATTGTTGAATTGCCTTTATTAATACACCCACTGTTGAGTTTGTATCCATTGTATTTTTCTTTGGAGTTGATAACTCTGATGGAGTATCTTCTGCAATGAAACCAATGTGAGGTACTTGTTCTTTATCGTCCTTATAGGTAAATGTTACTACATTAACTTTATTTAATAGAGATAAAGCATCACTTTCATAAGGAACTATATTGTTCTTTAAATAACGAGATGAATTTTGATAAAAAGCATCAGCATAAATTGTATTTCCACTTACATATACACTTGCGTTTGTATAAGCACCTGTTGAAGTACCATTTGAAATTACAATTGCAGTATTTGTTGCAGGTGAAATAGCATTAAATCCAGGACCTGTAGAGCCTTGGTCACCTTTAGCACCTTGGTCACCTTTAGCACCTTGGTCACCTTTTGGACCTTGATTACCTTGCGGACCAGCACCTGTAGGACCTTGTCTACCTTGTGGACCAGCTACAGATGAATCTGCTCCAGAAGGACCTTGGCGACCCTGAGGACCAGCTACTGTTGAGTCGGCGCCAGCTCCACCTGTAGGACCTTGACGTCCCTGTGGTCCTGCTACTGCAGAATCAGCACCTGAAGGACCTTGACGGCCTTGAGGGCCTGCTACTGTAGAATCAGCACCTGTAGGACCTTGTCTTCCTTGAGGGCCTGCTACTGATGAATCTAAACCATTTGGGCCTTGTCTTCCTTGAGGACCTTGATTTCCTTGAGAGCCTAATCCTCCTTGAGGACCTTGATTGCCTTGTGAACCTGCAATTCCTTGAGGACCTTGGTTTCCTTGAGGACCTAATCCTCCTTGTGGGCCTTGATTTCCTTGTTGGCCTGCAGTTCCTTGAGGACCTTGGTTGCCTTGTTGACCTGTAATTCCTTGTGGACCTTGGTTTCCTTGAGGACCCTGATTACCCTGTTGCCCTGTAGGACCTTGTGGGCCTTGATCACCTTTGATTCCTTGTATTCCTTGTGGACCTTGGTTACCCTGTTGGCCTGCAATTCCTTGTGGACCCTGATTACCTTGAGGTCCTGTTAAACCTTGTAAACCTGTTGGACCCTGATTACCTTGTTGTCCAGTAGGACCTTGAGGGCCTTGGCGGCCTTGAGTACCTATAGAACCTTGAGCACCTGTGTCTCCTTTATCACCTGTTCTTGCAAAGGTTGCAATAATATCTAACCCATTTGTAAATGAATTTACTCCTGATAACCATGAAACTGGTACTTCAAAATATCCTGTATTATGAGTATGAGTTCCCGTTATTGCAAATAAAACAAAATTTGATGTATTTCCTTTTTCAGCTATAGTAAAGTGTCCTTTAATTGCTGAAGTTGAGTCATCAATTGTTTGTAAATAATTGTATATAGAAGTACTAGTATCATCAATCTCACTTATATATAATACTGAAGCTGAAGGGAAAGATGTGTTATTGAATTTTAAGTTTCCGTTTCCGGGTACTGTATTTGAAGTATTTGTATTAAATGTATAATCAAAAGCAGCTCCACCAAAATTACCTGTTAATCCTTGAAAACCTTGGTCACCTTTAGCACCTTGGTTACCTTGAGAACCAACCCCAATTTGTCCCTGAAAGCCTTGATCGCCTTTAGTACCTTGAGACCCTTGAGGGCCAGTTGGGCCTTGATTGCCTACTCCTACGGCCCCTTGAAAACCTAATGGTCCTTGATGACCTTGAGGACCAGGAATAGTGGAAGGAGTACCTTCAAGTCCTTGAAAACCTTGGTCACCCTTAATACCAGTAGGACCTTGA